AGCAATCTTACGCACACCCATACGACCATCAGAATACTTAGAATTAGTCTTCTGACCATTACGTCTTTTGTAGACGACCTCAAACCAAGCAAAGCCAAATGTAAGGGACGACAAAGCCTCAGATACGTGATCATCTAAGGTGTGATCCATATCCTTAAAGATACTCTCCACGAAGTCTGCTTCACGTTTAGCAGCAGGGGTATCATTGGCTGGCATAACCTTAATGTCTACGTCACGTAGTACCTGTTCAGTAGCGTACATGACTGCACCAATGGTGCTATCATTGTCACGCATTTCACGATACTTACGTATGGCACGTTTGCCACGTAATTCAGGTAGAAACTCATCCGCACGGATTTGACCGTTATGTGTGTTGTCACCTGCGATACCCAGTACTTGGGCCGCTTCCGTTGCTGATAGTTTCTTTACCATCCTTCTTGTACCTTATCTTGGTAACCAAAAGTAAGACTAAAGCTATCTTAAACCTTTGGCATTGGAATACGCTAGTTTTAGTTGTGGTTTTGCGTATCCATTTAATGAGAGGTCCGTTAAAGCCCATACCATAGCATCAAGACGGTCTGGTGAGCCTATGGACCCTAAAGGTTCCCACTGTACCATCTGATCTTCTAAGTCGTTAAGTCCCTTGACATGCTTTACTTTGCCTTGTTCGTACAGTGCAGACACAGGTTCAGCCCGTGCCATCTTACCACGACTAGCATGTACTAGCTTAATCGGGACGTTTTCATCTTCTGTTTGCAGAGTATGACGGACCATATCACCACCTTGGTTACGTTCAGCGACAATCCTGTCAGCCATGTGTTCGTGATATAGTTCTATAGCTTTAGCTGCCCACTCCTTGGGACTGTAACGATCTGTGTGATCCTCTAGTACGTAGGCTGTACCATCCTGATCTATACCTGCCACGACAATACCAGTCATGTCACTGTCAGTTTTATTGGTTACAGCAGGGTCTACAGACACGACAATACGAGACAGAGGTGGTACCTCGTCCCGATCTACTTCACACTTGAAGAGCAACTCACGGTTCCATAAGGCACCAGAGGCTTCATCCAATATCTCTGCGTATAATTCTTGCCTACCAAGTCTTGTACCTTCGTAGGTCTTTTTGACCGCATCAATAAACGTATCTGCTAAGTTTGCTGCGTTATCGAACGTAGAACCCTTAGAAATAACCGTTTTGGGGTCAGATATAATATTTCTTAGTAATTTTGTAGTTTTTGGTGTAGTTGTGATAAAAACTTGCGGTTTACGACCCAATCTGAGTCCAAACATCATCATATCCCAAGTTTCTTGTGCATTTCGCCAAGCACACAACTCGTCTGTCCATGCTGAGTAAGCCTGTGGACCACGAAGACGCTCTGGGTCCTCTGCTGAGAAGAATACGGCTTTACTTCCGTTATCCCATGTCAGAGTATTGTTAGTAGGGGACCAGACAGGAAACCCAATGTGTTTTCCTCTGTAGGTCTTATCACCCTTCCAACAAACATTAAGTAATCCACTGTCACCCTCAACCATAACACGGCGAACATCACCTTTAGTAGGAGCGACACAATGTACGATCTTGTCACCTTTTTTGATCCTGTGTCTTACCCACTCAGCACCAGCACGGGTTTTACCCCAGCCACGACCAGCTAATGCTAACCATGCGTTCCAGTCACCTTCGGGTTCTAGTTGTTCAGGTCTAGCCCAGAACTCCCAGTTATACCGTAGTTCTTCGGCTTGGGCTGGACCCAGTTGTTTGAGTATGTACGCTACTTCGCTGTCGGGTAACTGTCGTAGATCGTTCGCTGTTATCGGGAGTGTCATTCTTTTTACCTAAGAGTGTCATCAAGGAGTCGATTGCTCCTGCGTCCTCATCGGCATCAGAAGACCCTTCTACCTCAATGTTTGTTTGCGTTGGTGACCAGCCGCCTTTACTACGGAGATAAAACTCAGCAGCCTTAAAGTCGCCATCTAGTGCCTGTTGGATCACGACAGAACCAATTTGACCTACAATATCTGCACGTTCTTGTGCAATAGTGTCACCATACAACTTATAGAATGTAGCTGAACTAGAGGGTGCTTGTTGATACTTCTGGATAGAAGCCATAATGTCCTTTACAGCGACACCATTCCTAATGCCTGTACGGACAGCTTTTGCGATAGTTTCGCTATACTTTAGTTTGTCCATTTAACCACGACACCTAAATTGAATTGGGAAAGCTGTATAGAGGTACTATAGTAGAACTTTAGTTGTAATCTATATTGGTAATATGTGGGTAGTTTTAACTTACGTATATACTATAGTATAGTACCCCTATACTGATATATAGTAACTTTTTTATCACACTGACAACTTTTTTTTATAACTTTTTTATATGTCGTTGTAAACAAAGGATTCTTTTTTGTTGTACATAGGGTGTCATCGGTATTACTAGTGTTGCATAAAAGTCACACTTTGGAATTTTTTAGTTTGCAGATGTAGGTGGTTACGCTTGCCGACCCGAATCACCCGTGGTAATCTGGAGGGTCCCAAATGTTATGTCAAGGGGTTGACAAAAGTTTTTCTTGCGCTCGGACCGATTCGGCGCAGGATTCTTCAGTCTGTTGCAATAATGTCACACACGAGAATCTCGCAGAAAAACGCAAGGCAAACCACGGAACACAAACGAAAAAAGACGACTCCGAAGAGTCGCCAGTTGCACGGGAGTCATGCTTGTGAAATTATTCTAGTGTTTCGGATAGCTAACATTCGGGACTGATGCATCCCAACACGCCCGACAATCGCCGCACTGATTGCCTTGAGTCCTAGCAGGGCAAGCGTAGCCAACAGGGGCTTTGTGCTTGTGTACAGTGCTTGTATTAGCCCCTTTAACGGGCTTAGAGTCCACCATAGGCGCAGACAAGCGAACGACTAGGTTAGAGGGAAAGCGATTGCACGGGCGCAATGCTTGCCATTGGCGCACTAGTTGCAACTCACGAGTCGGTAACCAATGCTTAATTTTAGGCGTAGCGCAAGCGACCGCAACTATTGCGTCGAGTTGTTCAACTGAATCCAAATCGCCAGAGTCAAACCAACGGTGATAATTTTCGCCAGTCTTATGAGCAATTCTATTAATTTGAAACACGCAAGCCCGAATCCATTGGGCGGGATTTGTCGCTATTAATCGTGTTGCCTTTTCATAATTGGCGGACCAACCCTTGTTAACACTAGGGCGCAAGCGTTGGATTTTACGGGCGTAACAAGACTCGCATACTGAACCTTTAACGTTAGCCAAACGACTCCCAACTTTACAAGCGAATGAGTCTTGGGCGAAAGTTGATCCTGGCATTTTGGAATTGCCTTTGGATATATTGGCGGATTCTTTCGCTTCTTTAAGCGTTAGGGTATAAGGGCGGTTTTTCGTTAGTGTTGCCATTAGTTTGACTCCGTTGATATGTGATAACCGCCTAGCATAGGCACAAAGATTCCGTATCCGTTTGAGTCAAGATATGTAAACTTGCCCAACAAAAAACCGAAAATTAATATCCAGACATATTTTGCCATTATAGAGACTCCCAAAATAAAACCGTTAGAATACCGAAAGCGGCAACTGTAGCGCATAGCATTGCGGCTATTGCCTCGGCAGTATCTAGATAAAATGGCGCAAAGCAAACGATAACTAACGTAAAGCACCAAATCAAAAAAGTTGCGGTTTGTAGTAAAAGGTTTTTCATGGTTTTGACTCCGTGGTTTGTTTATCTGTAGTTAGCTTATCAATGGGGCAAACGATTCGCAAGCCCCATAACTAAGGCAACTAGCCCGCAATGCGATGGAATTGACGCAATGCCCGCTTGTGTTCCCAAAACAGTGAACGCTTGCCTAGGTGGAGTCCGATAGTTGTGACTCCCTTTGTGATACCTAGGCGATTCTTGATGCTACGCTTGCGATAAATGCCCGAAATTGTGCCTAAGACAACAAAACGATTGCCTTTTGTTCCGTCATTTAGTGGTGCGGTTTTGATTAGTGATTTAAACATTTTAGACTCCTTTGTCTGTTGTGATGGTTTGACGTTACGCTGATTCGCTTACTGCGTCAACTAGTTTTGGATTGTCAGAATATGAAAGCAAAGCGTCATTTTCGCCTGTTGACGTATGGATAAGAGTCCATCCTTCTGACTCTAACATTGCCTTGCGCTTTTCTGCGGCCTTAACTGATTCAGGATCATTCATTCTGATTGTTACGTATCTAAACATTTTTGACTCCGTGGTTTGTGTTTCGATGATTCCACCTTGCCTTGATTCGCAATGGGAGTCAAACAAATAATTTTGTCGGGATTCATTATAATATATATACGCTAACAAGCGGAGTCGTTTTTAGTCGTTTTAGGGGTTGACACGTCCAGACTTCGGGGAATCACTTTTTCGACCTAGACCACCTTGGAACCTTTCCGCAATTCTGGGGACATTTTTGAGGGGTTTTGGGGCCTATTGACTCCTATGCCAGAATCATGCTAAGGTGATTCTGAGGCTCGGTTCCTATCCCGATAACCGTTTGTGTTGGTGGATTCCGACTCATTAGTTTAATGGTTAAACTATTGCGTTTTGCGCATGGCAGCTATGCAAAATTGACTGTTGTAATATCAGAATCTTGTCGTGCTAAAAAATACCGAATCACCTAGCGAATCAGTCGGTCGTGCGTTATCGTGCGTCAACTGATTCGTCAACTGTAAATCTATGTCAAGGAGAATCTTGTTACGAATCGTTGTATTTTAGCCACACTATACCAAATTCCTTGTCAACCTATACTAAAGTACTATTGACAGCACTTTCGTACTACCGAATCACTACCCGAATCGGTATGTATCCGAAATATCCTGTCAACCTATCCTTTCGTATTATTGACCTATCCTTTGGTATAGCGAACCTATCCTTTCGTATTGATTCGGTCAAATTCGGATAGGTGTTGCAAAAATATCACAGACCCCCACAGTGGAAATAAGGACCCCCCGCCAGTGGAAATAAGGATTGACCCCCGCAGTGGAAATTGGTAATCTACTTACGAATCACCCCCGCAGTGGAAATTAGGAGGTACACATGAAAGTAGGCGATCCATACGTAGGTGAAGACGGACAATGGTATTTCTACACAGAAGAGGACATAAGAAAGATGAGTAAAGTAAACGCAATGTACCAAGACAAAATAGGAGCAGAATATGAACGTGGAGCGATCAATGCTTATTATGGTCGTCGTCCTAACCCAAACACCTCAGACGTATATCTATTAGAAGCATACATGGAAGGCTACAATGAAAAACCGTATGGAGAAAAAGATCATGG